AAGGTTATTGGAAAGCAGTAACTACTCAGGAAGAAGAAGATTTGATTAGAGCTAGTATAAACCAAAAATAAGAGCTATGAGTTTAGTATTTGAACCAAAAACACACAGTTATACATCAGTAGATCCAGCTGACAATACAAAATGGATTAGTGTAACCACTTTAATTGGTGGTTTAAAACAACCTTTTGACTCAAACAATATTGCCAAAAAGTCTGCCACAAACAAAAGAAGTAAGTGGTACGGTATGAGTGTTGATGAAATACAAAATGTTTGGAAAAAAGAGTCTGATAGAGCGTGTACATTAGGAAACTGGTATCACGACCAAAGAGAACAAGACATTACAAACTGTGAAACAATAGTTCGCTATGATAAAACACTACCTGTAATTAGACCAATGCATGATGAGAATGGTCTTAAAGTAGCACCTTCTCAAAAACTTATGGATGGTATCTATCCAGAACACATGGTGTACTTAAGATCTGCAGGTATCTGTGGACAAAGTGACCTTGTAGAGGTAGCTGACGGGCATGTTCACATTACAGACTACAAAACAAATAAAGAAATTAAAACAGAATCTTTCAAAAATTGGGAAGGAGTTTCTCAGAAGATGAATGCTCCTGTTTCACACTTAGATGACTGTAACTTAAATCATTATAATCTACAGTTGTCAATCTACATGTACATGATATTAAAGCATAATCCTCAGTTAAAGCCAGGAAAGCTTGTGATTCATCATATCATGTTTGAAGAAGAAGAAGAAAAAGACGAGTTTGGATATCCAATCTCTAAACTAAACGAAGAAGGTGAACCTATCATTAAGGAAATTATTCCTTATGAGATGCCATATTTAAAAGATGAAGTTCTTGCAATCATGACATTTTACAAAGACAACCCTTCTAAATTTTTTAAAAAGAAGAACTAATGGTAAAGATTTTTGATTTACAAAACGGTGTTGTGGTTCCTACAGAGCATTGCTATACACTAAATTTTTTAAAGAGGATTATGGATGAGTATCCTGAGAACTACATGAATGTTTACATGTATCTCTTTTATATGACATGTCCTAATCCTGACATGAACCCCTTTTTTGATACACCAGAAAATGAAAAAGAAGAACTTATTATTTCGCAACTTAACGTTGACTTTTCTACTGAAGATGACGCAATTTTGGCAGCTCTTGAGTTATGTAAAAAACTTTATGAAACCCCTACATACAGGGCGTTTATGGGTATCAAACACATGCTTGACCGCTTGGCAAAATATATGGAAACGACTACAATTGAGCACGGTAGGGATGGTAACATTAATTCTCTGGTTAATGCTGCGGCAAAGTTTGAACAAATACGTATATCGTTCAAAGGGGCGTACAAGGATCTTATGGAAGAGCAGAAGAGTCAAGTTAGAGGAGGCCAACACCTTGCGTATGACCAGAGCTAAAAATTTTAAAATGAAAAACAGCGACTTATATAACTGGTTGTTTCACTACAACCCACATACAGAAGTATGGAATGGTTTTCATAGAGAAGACTACAATGCATATTGGAATGGCAAAGAACCTAAATATGCAATTTTAAGATCAAAAGACATTGATATTATAAAAGAAATCATCAACAAAACTGGTGGTGAAAAAGAAAAACTAGATGAGCTTACACGAAGAGTTGAAAAGTAGAGAGGTGTTTAACAACGTAGTAAATGTTGTTCACGTTTCTGATGGTTTTATTATAACAAGATTGATGAACAATGTCCCTAGAAAAGGAGAATGGATTTCTCTTGGAGAAGACACTTATGTTGTGAATCTTGTAATTTGGAACTATGCAGATGCTCGTTCAGTAACAGTAATGGTTGATGACCCTAAAGAATAAACATGTATTTAGAAGTACCTACATATGATGCAGTAACAAAAGAATGGTCTACTACTAGCTTTGAAACAAAAGAAGAGTACGTAGAATTTCTTTGGTCTGTATTTAAAGAACCAGGCAAGTATGAGTTTGATGACACTTCTTTGATTTTTAACAAAGAGGCAAGAGCTTTCAATAAATCTAAAGTTTTTTGTGTAGCTCCATTTAGATCAAAGGACTATGTAGCTTACTGGGACGATCAAAAAATCAAATGTAGAAAAGGTGCTATTTACAAGAATGGCACAAAGACATGGTTTTTGACAAGAGATTACTACATGTGGGTAAACTTTTTACCTATCTATAACAAAGAGGTTGCTAGATTTACATTCCCTGATGTACGTGATGCTCAGTATCATATGGCATTGTATGAGGAGATAGCAAAACATTCTTCTAAACATGCAGCTATTCTTAAAAAACGTCAGATTGCATCTTCGTATTTTCATGCGGGAAAGATGATTAACATGTTCTATTTTGAAGAAGGTTCTGTTAGTAAAATGGCAGGATCTCTTAAAGACTATATTAATGAGAAAGGAACATGGCGTTTTCTAGAAGAATACAGAAACTTTTTGAATACACATACCGCATGGTATAGACCATGTAATCCTGATAAGGTTTTAAACTGGGAACAACGTATTGAAGTTAACCAAGGAGGTAAGAAAAGAGACGTTGGTTTAAAGTCTGTAATCTTTGGCCTAGCGCTTGAAAAAGACCCAACCAATGGTGTAGGGGGTCCATGTACATTATTCTTCCATGAGGAGGCTGGAATTGCCCCAAAAATGAATGAAACAATAGAGTACTTGCTTCCTGCAATGAAATCAGGTATGACTTATACTGGTATGTTTGTGGCTGCAGGATCTGTGGGTGATTTGGAGCAATGTGAACCTTTGAAGGAAATGATCATGAATCCCATTGCGAAAGATGTTCTTGCAGTAGAAACAAACTTGATCAATGCTGATGGTGAAATTGGTAAATGTGGATTGTTTATCCCAGAGCAATGGTCAATGATTCCTTGCATTGATGAATATGGTAACTCATTGGTAGAGAAGGCTTTAGAGATGATTCATGAAGAACGTCTTGATTGGAAGAAAAATCTTAAACCTGAAGATTACCAATTACGTATTTCTCAGAAACCTATTAACATTGAAGAAGCTTTTGCATATAGAAAAGTATCTAAGTTTCCACTGCATCTTGTTACAAAACAAGTAAGACGTATTGAAGATGGTGAATATTACAGAGAATTTGTTGATTTGCACAGAGATGAGTCTGGTAAAATTGTAGCAAAAGAGTCACGTAAACTTCCAATATCTGAATTTCCTATATCACCTAAGACAGTTGATAAAGAAGGAGTAATTGTTGTTTATGAAAGACCTGTAAAAGATCCTCAGTTTGGTATGTATTATGCTTCAATTGACCCTGTTTCTGAAGGTAAGACAACAACATCAGACTCATTGTGTTCTATCTTTGTGTACAAAACTGCTCAGGAGGTTACAAAACATAAGGCAGATGGTTCTATTGAACAGCATATTGAAAGAGACAAAATTGTAGCAGCATGGTGTGGACGTTTTGATGACTTGAATAAAACACACGAGCGTCTTGAAATGATTATTGAATGGTACAATGCCTGGACAATTGTTGAGAATAACATTTCTTTGTTTATTCAATACATGATTTCTAGAAGAAAACAAAAGTATCTTGTACCCAAAAGTCAAATCTTGTTTCTCAAAGAACTGTCTAGTAATACAAACGTTTACCAAGAATATGGTTGGAGAAACGTTGGTACTCTTTTCAAGACTAATTTGATATCATATGCAATACAATTTCTTGAGGAAGAACTTGATACAGAAACAATGACAGATGGTACAATTGTAAAAACAACATTTGGTATTGAAAGAATTCCTGATATCATGCTACTTAAAGAGATGGCAGCATACAGAGAAGGACTTAACGTGGATAGACTTGTTGCCTTCTGTGCTTTAGTTGCGTTTGCAAAAGTTCAAGAGTCAAATAGAGGCTATTCAAAACGTGTTGAACGTGAAGAAGGTAATTTGGATAAATCAAATAAAAATGCTAAATTAAGAGTGAGCCCTTTCCGCCATTTTGGTAATGAAAGCTCTTCATCTACAGCGTTGAGAAAGCCAAGAAATCCTTTCAAAAACATGAGATAATAACAAAAGTAAATAAGCTAGATTATGCCAACAATAGTAAATGCAATGCAAATCAAGAATGGGGCTAAGGTAGAGAACAATAAAATGGGTACTCTAACTCAACCTATTCAGTTTTTGCGTAGAAAAGATAAAGATGAAGCTTGGGGTGCGTGGAACCTTGACTGGTTTGAAATGCAAGGACTCAAGCAAATACGCAGAAATGCTAGAAGATTGTTGAAAAACTATAAGCTTGCCAATGGTATTATTGACAAGAGTGACTACATTGTTGAAGAAGATAATGAAGTTGCTGAGCTTATAGACGTACTTACTAAAGAAGATCAAAGTGCATTTGAATTAAAGTTCTTTCCTATTGTTCCAAACGTTATCAATGTTTTGACAGGAGAGTTTGCAAAAAGAAATGATAAAATTACATATAGAGCTGTTGATGATCTTTCATATAATGAAATGATTGAGGCAAAACGCGCTATGGTAGAAGAAGTTCTTGTTTCAAGAGCTGAAAAGAAAATGATGGAGACCATTGAAAAAATGGGTCTTAATCTTGAAGATGAAGAACAAGCTGCTCAGGCTCAACAACTTATGGCTCCTGAGAGAATTAAAAGTCTTCCTGAAATTGAAGAGTTCTTTAAAAAAGACTACCGTTCTCTTGTAGAGGAATGGGCTACACACCAGCATAATGTGGATGAAGAAAGATTCTCTATGAAAGAGTTAGAGAACATGGCCTTTAGAGATATGCTTATTACAGACAGAGAGTTCTGGCATTTTAAGATGAATGAGGATGATTATGAAGTAGAGCTTTGGAATCCATTGCTTACATTCTATCACAAATCTCCTGAAGCAAGATACATATCTCAATCTAACTGGGTAGGCAGAGTTGATTTATTGACTCTGGCTGATGTAATTGACAAGTATGGTTACATGATGGATGAAGATCAGCTTCATAGTTTAGAAGCTATTTATCCTGTAAAATCAGCAGGTTACAATTTACCAGGTGTTCAAAATGATGGTTCTTTCTATGATGGAACAAGATCTTATGATTGGAACACAAATGGCCCTTCTTTAGGAATGCGTCAATTCTTAAGTGCTAGTGAAATGCACATGAACACAGGTGACGATATCATATTCCAAATCTTAAATGAGTCTGAAGACTTGCAAGAATTTAAGGACATGGGTATGTTGCGTGTAACAACTGTCTATTGGAAATCACAAAGAATGGTTGGACATTTGTCCAAAATAGATAACACAGGTGTCCTAGTAGATATGATTGTTGATGAGACTTATAAAGTCACTGATAAACCTGTTTATGACACAACTGTCATTAAAAACAAAAATAGAGAAACTTTAGTATATGGTGAACACATTGATTGGATATGGATTAATGAAACTTGGGGAGGTGTCAAGATTGGTCCCAACAGACCAGCTTACTATGGCAATCATGATATCTTTGGATTTGCTCCAATGTACTTGAATGTCAAACCTTTACGTTTCCAATTCAAAGGAGATTTTACACTTTATGGTTGTAAACTTCCAGTAGAAGGCGCTGTCTTCTCAGATAGAAATACAAAATCAATGTCTCTTGTAGATAAGATGAAGCCTTATCAAGTAGGTTACAATCTTGTAAACAATCAGATTGCAGACATTCTTGTAGATGAATTAGGTACTGTGATCATGCTTGATCAAAATGCGCTACCTCGTCACTCTATGGGTGAAGATTGGGGTAAGGATAATTTTTCTAAAGCGTATGTTGCAATGAAGAACTTCCAGATGTTACCATTGGATACTTCTATTACAAATACAGAAAATGCTTTAAACTTCCAGCATTACCAAGTATTGAATCTTGAACAAACAAATCGTTTGATGTCACGTATTCAACTTTCTAATTATTTCAAGAATCAGTGTTTTGAAGCAATTGGTTTATCACCTCAGCGTATGGGTGCTGTTAATGCACAAGAAACAGCTCAAGGTATTGAACAAGCA